ATGTTTAAACCGGAACTCCTTTCCCCGGCGGGAACGCTGAAAAACATGCGTTACGCTTTCGCCTATGGCGCAGACGCTGTATATGCGGGCCAACCGCGTTACTCACTGCGCGTACGCAACAACGAATTCAATCACGAAAACCTGCAGCTAGGCATTAATGAAGCCCATGAACTGGGTAAAAAATTCTATGTGGTGGTTAATATTGCCCCGCATAACGCCAAGCTGAAGACCTTCATTCGTGACCTGAAACCGGTGGTGGAAATGGGACCGGATGCACTGATCATGTCCGACCCCGGTCTGATTATGCTGGTGCGCGAAAACTTCCCTGACATGGACATTCACCTTTCAGTACAGGCTAACGCCGTAAACTGGGCGACGGTGAAATTCTGGAAGCAGATGGGATTGACCCGTGTGATCCTGTCCCGCGAACTGTCGTTGGAAGAAATTGAAGAAATCCGCACCCAGGTGCCGGATATGGAAATTGAGATCTTTGTTCACGGCGCGCTGTGCATGGCTTACTCCGGCCGCTGCCTGCTCTCTGGCTACATCAACAAGCGTGACCCAAATCAGGGTACCTGTACCAATGCCTGCCGCTGGGAATACAACGTGCAGGAAGGCAAAGAAGACGTGGTGGGCAATATCGTGCATAAGTACGAGCCTATCCCGGTACAAAATGTTGAGCCGACGCTGGGTATTGGCGCGCCGACTGACAAAGTCTTTATGATCGAAGAAGCCCAACGTCCGGGTGAGTACATGACCGCGTTTGAAGACGAACACGGCACTTACATCATGAACTCGAAGGATTTACGTGCCATTGCCCACGTTGAGCGCCTGACTCAGATGGGCGTGCATTCGCTGAAAATTGAAGGCCGTACTAAATCATACTATTACTGTGCACGTACCGCGCAGGTTTATCGCAAGGCCATTGATGATGCCGCTGCCGGTAAACCGTTCGACCCGCAACTGCTGGAAACGCTGGAAGGTCTGGCGCATCGCGGTTACACCGAGGGGTTCCTGCGCCGCCATACGCATGACGACTATCAGAACTACGAATACGGCTTCTCTGTTTCCGAGCGTCAGCAGTTTGTCGGCGAATTCACTGGCGAACGTAAAGGTGAACTGGCGGCTGTGCTGGTGAAAAATAAATTCACCGTCGGCGACAGCCTGGAGCTGATGACCCCACAGGGCAACATCAACTTTACCCTCGGACAGATGGAAAACGCGAAAGGCGAAGCGATGCCGGTTGCGCCGGGCGATGGTTACACCGTGTGGATGCCTGTACCGGAGGATATCGATCTGAATTATGCATTGTTGATGCGTAATTTTACCGGTGAGTCCACGCGCAACCCACATGCTAAGTAGTTAATTACGGTTATTTTTCAGCGTTCGGAAGATTCTTAGAAATCGATCACATACCGCTTCGTTCATTAAGGGTATTATCCCATCCGCTGAAAAACATAACCCATAAATGCTAGCTGTACCAGGAACCACCTCCTTAGCCTGCGTAATCTCCCTTACGCAGGCTTATTTTTTGCGTGTAATCTACTGAAATAAATGGATTTATTTCTTACAATGTCCACTCATTGACCACATCGATAAAAAACCCCGCATTTGCGGGGTTTCCTTTTGGCTCACAGCCAGGGCATTTGATGCTGACCGGTTATCGTCGGGTGCGGTGGAGCTGGTACGACTTCCCCCGGTGAAACAATGAAACGCTCAACGGTTTCAGTCGTGACAAAAGTACAACTGCAGTTGATGTTTGTGCACTGATGATACCGCTCTTTTGTGGTATCAGAAAAATAGCGACTCGTGCGGGCGTGAGCGGCGTAATGGCATTTCGGGCAATGAAACATGATGAGCACCTCTGAGCGTTTTCAATACAGTGATTTTACTCATTTTAACCTTATAAAACAAATACATATATTATATTACTGCGCTATTTCTTCGCTCTCATACTCCACATCAGAAACCTTAACCTCAAGCTCTAAGCCCGTCGTGAAGCCGCTCCCGTTAAGACTGTGCACCACACGGCTGATTATCCACGCCTGCTCGTCTATCACGCGCTTAAAGCCTTTCACGGACACCGGCGTTTCAGGAAATAAATCAGCCCGGCCAGTGGCAAGCGTAATGGAAAACTCCGCCACGCCTCGCTGTATCTTGTCCCACTTTGCCTGAGCCGCGCGCATGGCCTGCGCCTTTGTGGCATAAATGGTCGTGAGCTCAAGAACGTTGTCCGACTCTCCGGCCATATACTCACCTTCCCGCGCTTCCTGCTCTTTTTTCTTCTTAGCCTTTGCTGATGTTTTGGTGGCTTTCGGGTGCTGCAGCGCGCGCAGGTGCTGCTCTTTGGGTTTACGTTTGAGCTTTACCTTTTGCTTTTGTGGTTTCGGGTCTCTGGTATGTAGCCATTTCGCCGTCACGCCGGTGTAAGCCTCCCGGTCTGCAATGGCGAACTGATGGCGGTCGCCGTCGCCACGCTCAACGGTCATTTGGGGGATCGGCTTACCACTGGCCGTCATCGCACTACCGGCTTTCAGGAATAATAATTTCCCGGCTTTCACCGACACGGATGCACCGTTACGCTCAGCAAATCGGGACAAAAACGCCGCGTCGGATTCCTGCGTCTGGTCGATATGGGGAATGGTGATGGCTTTCAGGGAGTCAGCAACACTGGCCGTCAGCTTATTACGCAGCGCGATGGTCTCCACAATCCCCCCGAGCGTGGTGTCGTGCCATGACTGCTCGCGCCGCGAGTTTAGCGAGCCGCGAAAATCTGCGCTACGTCCCCGGATGGTCAGCGTATCAGGCGCGCCCCGGTGCTCAATTTCATCAACCGTGAAACTCCCCTTGTTGACCAGCGCGGAGCCCTGCCAGCCCAGCCACAGCGTCAGCGATGCCCCGCGCGGCGGCAGCTCGACCAGCCCGTCGGTATCATCGAGCGCGATATCGAGCTGGTCAGCCTCGAATCCGCGATTGTCGGTCATGGTCAGACCGATAAGCCGGTCGCTGAAATTCTGCGTGATATCCGCCCCGTCCAGCGTGAGCATATACGCAGGGGCAACACGCGCCCCGGCCTGAATATTCATTCCCGTTATCATCCTGCCAGCCCTCCCGCCCATTCACTGGCAGACGTGACCAGATTATCCGCCTGCGTTTTCAGGTCGCCATACATGGCCGCGAGCGACTCGTCGACGCGTTTCAGGGACAAAGTGAACTCGATTTTTCTCGCCGCGCCGTCGCTGAAAAGCTCGGTGTGGTTATGAGTCACTTTATCGATAACGTACATCCCGTGGATCATGCCGGTTCCGTCAATCAGCGGCCACGCGCGCCCCTCATCAGCCATCAGCTCAATGGCCTGCAGCGACAGACGCCCTCCAGTGATTTCAGGGTACAGCGTCCCCGACAGGGTGCGCGAGGTTTCCCCCTCCCCGAGAAACTGATAAGCCGGTCGTTTGCCGATACGGTCATTGGACACCCAGCGGTAGTCCTTCGAATACTGCATCGACTGATGCGGCAGGGTGCGCCGTTCAAACACAAAAAAGCCCAGCACCATTAACATTTTGCCCCCTCTCTCAGTCGAGTCTCATGTTGGATCGCTGACGCGCGCGCTTTTCACGGTCAAGTTTGTCGACGGCGTCGCGGAGCTGGCGGTCAAGGTCTCCACCCGGCGCAACGCCACCCTGCAGGGTGATGTTGTATTCGCTTTTGCTCTGGTCGATATAAGAGCGACCTGCAGGCGCAGTGACCGGCTGATACGCCTGATACCCGCCATAACTCGATGTCGCAGGGATATACCCGCCACCCGGTGAAGCCTTATCCGCTTTGGCTGCAGTCTGGTCGAGGTCCGTCGATTCTTTTTTGATAACGCCGAGTTTCTCCAGCAGCCAGTCAACCTTGCCGCTCAGGCTGTTAAACAGGTTGAGCGGCGTCATCAGCGCATCAGCCAGCGCCTGACCAAACGCCACGCCGACATTTTTGCAACTGTCGAGCGTGTCCTGCGTGGCTTTCACCGGCGCAAGCAGGTCTTTAAACCACTGGCAGACAACGCCCAGCTTTTCCGCAATGGCATCAAACACCGGCGCAAGCGGGGAAAACATCGCCCCCACCGGGGCAAAGGCGGCTTTCAGCCCCGCCACCACCCCTGAGAAAAATGCGCCAATCGGCTCCCAGTATTTACGGATAAGCAGCGCCCCGGCCACCACCGCCCCGGCAACCGCCAGCACCGGCAGACTGATTGCGCCAATAGCCGTGACAATCGCGCCGCCGACCGTACTGAAAACCACACCGAGCACGCCAGCCGCCGCAATGATGGCATTAATCCCCATCACCACCGGCCATGCGATAAGGCCAATCCCGCCCATCACACCAATCAGCGCCAGCGCACCCCCGACCACCACGCCGAGGGTGGTCGCCAGCCCCTTATTTTTCTGGATCCAGCCGTCGAGTCTGAGCACATACTGCGTGGCCGTCTGCGTCAGCTTACGCAGTGAGCCCTCCTGCTGGTCAAACAGGTCGGTCCCGACCGCCTCATAGGCTGACTGAAATTCTTTGAAGTCGCCGCCGAGGTTATCCTGCATAACCTTAACCAGTTCCTCGGTCTTGCCGTCCGAGGCTTTAAACGCGGCGGTGAGCTTATCGAGCTTGCCGGTTGAGGCCGCCGTCATCAGCACGGCGGCCGCCGAGCTGGCTTCCTCCCCGAAAATGGTTTTCATGTATTCCGCGCGCTGACCCGTCCCGAGATTATTTTTCTCAAAACTGCGCTGCATTTCTTTCAGAATGGAAAATATCGGGCGCGTGTTGCCCTTGCTGTCAGAGGTTTTCACCCCGAGCTCTTTGATAGCATCGTAGGCTTTGCCGGTCGGTGCCTGCAGGCGACTCATGACGGCACGGCTTCCCGTCCCCGCCATCGAGCCGGTGATTTTTGAATCGTGCAGCGCCCCCACCATCGCGGCGGTTTCCTCGATACTGACCCCGGCATTTTTCGCCACTGGCGCGGCATAGGTCAGCGCATCGCTCATCCCGTCAAAGTCGGCGGCGGTTTTGTTCATCGTCATCGAGAGAACATCACCAATATGCGCGACCTTGTCGTTTGAAAGCTGAAACGCTGATTTCATCCCGGTCAGCAGCGCGGCGTTCTCTTCCATCGTGCGCCTGTTGGACAGCGCCATATTCAGCGTGACCGGCGTCGCCGCCTGAATGGCCGCCGCATCCCCGCCACTTTTGGCGATAATAATCTGCGCCCCCGCCGCATCATCGGCAGAGGCCGCCGTATTGTCCCCGAGCTGGCGCGCCTGTTTGCGCAGCGCCTGCATTTCGGGTAACTGTTTATCGACACCGAGTACCGCCTGCAGCTCTGAGTTCTTCTGCGCAAACGCATAGCCCGGCGTCAGCAGTTTAACCCCGGCCATCGTTCCCGCCGTCGCAATACCGACACCGGCAGCGCCCGCCGCCGCCGCGTTACCGGCCAGTGATTTACCGGCCTGATACCGTTCTTTCACCCGGCTTAACTTCGCCTGCTGTGCGCTGACTTTCGCCAGTGCCTCGCGCTGACGGTTAAGCTGCGCGGTGGTTTCAGCGATGCGGGATTTAAGCCCCCGCTCATCATTTGCCAGATTACGGGTATTAATCCCCGCCGCACCGAGCTCGCGCTGCTGGCGCTTTACCGACTCCGTGAGGCTGTTGTATTTCGTCTGCAGCCCTTCGGCGGCACGCTTCGCGGATTCAAGCACCTGCGCCTGTGCACGCGTCGGGCGCTCCGTGTTTTTAAACTGCGTGGCGAGTGCTTCGGCTTCCTGTTTCGCTTTATCAAGCGCGTGGCCGGTCACGGCAAGCTGTGCGCTGGCTTTTCGGAATCCGTCGATACGGGAAGCCTGCGCATTCAGCTCGCGCAGGCTTTTCTGTGAGGTGCGGATATCACCGGACAGGGATTTACTGGCGTTCTGAATGGCTTTGAGCGGGCGGCTTGCCCGGTCGACGGCATTCAGCAGCACCTCGATTCTGACGTTATTGCTCATGATGGTTTCCGCTTCGTTGCAGCGCCTTGTCGCGCCATGTCAGGAGCTCGGTCACGCTCAGGGAATGTAACTCTGATGGCGGCCAGTGGAAAATCACCGCAATATCCGCCATCAGGTCATCGACCGACAGGTTTTCCGGAAAGGTCAGCGCCCCGAAGCAGGCGACAAAAAACCGACCACCTTCCCGGCCAGCGAAATCAGATCAGACGCATCGAGACGCGTGACCTCGTGCTCGGTCAGGGCGGGATACGTCATGCGCGGCAGCACTTTAATCAGCGCATCAACGTCGGAATTCGCCAGCGAGGCCAGCGATACCCCGCGCAGGGTTCCGGCATTCGGTTTGGTCAGCGTGACCTGTTCAATTTTATGCTCACCGCGCATCAGCGGGGTATCAAAAATCACCACATTCGGATTGACGGTTTCAGTGTCAGCAACGGCAGTTTCATTGATATTTTTCATGGGTATTCTCATCAGGAAAAGTGACCGGCCAGCCTCACTGACCGGGTAAGGAATTACAGGCCAATCGCCCTGCGGTGTTCCGCCAGACGGTCGACGCCGTCGACTTTCAGCACCATGTTAACGACGTCAATCTCGATGACTTCGCGGCCATCAATCGTGAGCTGGTAATAGGCGCACTCAGTCGACATTTTGGTCGTGCCGCTTTCGCCCTGCTTGTTCTCACCGCCGTCATACTCTTTGTGACGGCCACGCATCACCACCTCGACGGCAGAAATCGCGCCGGTGTCATCACGCTGGAAAGAGCCGGTAAAGCGCAGCGGCACGCTGTCAGCCCCCGGCGAGGCATACTGCGCCCACAGCTCAACGTCGGGCAGACCGCCGAGCGTCCACTCCAGCGACAGCGCGTCGTCATCGAGGCCGAGGTCAATCGACACCGCGCCCGGCATCCCACCGCCGCGATATTTCTCCAGCTTGCGGGTCAGCTTTGGCAGGGTGACAGACTCAACGACGCCCATGTAGCTGAGGCCATCGTTGAACATATTCAGATATTTAAGTTTGCGGGGTAATGCCATGCTCGAAGCTCCTTAGCTGTTGACCGCATCCGACAGATTCGCCAGATAGGTGTCGGTGATGCGCTGGCGCAGGGTCAGGTTCTCCAGCGGCGGGACGGGGGTATAGTCGTAATCGATATAAAGCTTCCCGACTTTCAGGGTCGCAGTCTCGTTTGACTCCGGGTCATACCAGCAGGAGCCGTCAACGATATACCCGTTATTTTTCAGCTCGCGGAATTTGGCATTGATACCCGATACGATGTCTCGAATGAGGGTCGGGGTAATGGGTTTATCCATCGCCCACGCATGCGCCTCCGCCATCGTGTCGGCCAGTACCTGCGCGGTGCGGGTGTAGTTCTCATACAGGAAAAGCGGGTCATCTGAGCAGGTGCGGTTTCCCCAAAACTTGAAACCGTCATTGCGGATAAGCGTCGTAACACCGGCTTTGTTGAGCAGGTTGGCGTCGGTCGCGGGCTCCTGCAAATCCCACGACACCGAGGCACTGACGCCGGTGACGCCATTCACGCCAACGTTTGACAGGGTTTTATGCCAGCCGACGGTCTGGTCAATTTTGGCACGCAGACCGAGCGCGCGCGCCGTTGCCCAGGCTGTCGCAGTCTCATTCGCCGTGGTGTCCCACGCCAGAAAATCCGGGAAGATAACCATCAGCTCACGCTGGCTGAAATTCTCGCGGTAGTTGATGGCATCAGAAATGGTTTTACAGCCCCACGCACTGACATAGCCAAAGGCGCGCAGGCTCTGGCAGGTGGACGCGAGCGCCGTCGCCACTTCCTGCGGATCCAGACCCGGCACGCCGAGAATGCGCGGCTTCACGCCGGTGACGGTCTGCGCCGTCAGCAGCGCTTTCAGGCCAGTGTATTTGCCGTTTTCGTCGGTCGTGCCGATGATGTTGGAAATCGTTTGTTTCTTCCCGGCCTCCGGGTCGTCCGGGTCTTCTGCGCCTTCGGCCACGCGCACGGCCACAATGACCGATTTGCACTGGTCAGCGATGGCCTGCAGGGACGTCGACAGCGTCCCCTTTTTTCCCGCCTTGCCGATAGCGCTTTGCACGTTGGTAATGAGCACCGGCTCATTGAGGGGAAATGTCTTTTCGTCAGCATCGCTGGCCGTGCAGACCATGCCAATGATGGCCGTTGAGACGGTGGAAATGGTGCGCACGCCATCGTTAATTTCGATGACCTCTACGCCATGATGAAAATCACTCATCCGTTTAACTCCGTGGTTAAGGGTGAGTGTATTTTCTGTTGTGTGGTGATGGCGGGCTATTTGTCAGGGTTGGATAAGGTCTGACACAACCGGGGAGCAGGAAAGCGCGGGCAACCGCCCGCCTGAATTACACTGGTTATGCGGGCAGTTCCGGCCATGTGATATCGGGGGCATCTTCGGGTTTGACTCTGTTGAGCATGACCCGGTATTTTTTCCATTCATTAAGCGCGGTCGCTTCGTCTTCCGTTGCCATATCCAGATCAACGGCATCCTGCAGGGGGGCAATAGCCGATGTTGCAATCATCAGCAGGTTTGATTTTTCCTGCGCCGCCTGCCCCTGACGAAATGTTTTTTCCGCTTCGGCATCGTGGATCCACTTAGCGCCATCCCATTTTACATACTCCCCGTCAGGAGCAACCGACACAACGTTATCAGGCAGAGCGCCAAGTTTTTCAATAACAGCGGGCTTACCGGTGCTGATGTCATAGACGGTTGTCCCGCGGTAGTCCTCCACCCGCGACCATTTATTCGTCTGTGCATCGAAAACAGCCACAAAACCTGCCGTCACTTTTGGGGGCGCGATATCGGTACTGTAAGCAGGCAAGCCCGTATTAGCAGGGATAAACCCATCAGATTTCCCAATAAATTCATTTGTATCTGAACGAAGGTTATAAAGAATAATTGTCCGGTTTTCTCCGGTCATTTCAAAAGCCATTATGCAAGCCTCACAATGTAGTTAAACGCAATATTTTTAACGGTGTTTTCTGTATTCCCGGTTGCATGAACGGTCGCTGTATGTCCGTGATACCCCATAACCACATAATGGTTATGCTCACCGATACCAACCCAGTGATCATGGGGACCAATCCACGTAACATGTGCATGATTACCACTCCCCTCAATGCGATCCCCGGCTGACCACGAAATATTCGACGAGTGCATCCCCAGCCCCGAGCCAGGAGTATCCCGGTATGCAGACGTAGCACAATAACGAAAGTTATGTACGTGCCATCCCCCCTCAGTGGAGGACTTATTGCCGTAGTCAAAACTGGTTGTTGGTTTTGAACCATAATCAAAAGAGTTGGTATATTTCGTTCCCAAATCGGTATCGGAAATACTGGCTGTATGAGCGTGCGATTTAATACCGTCCTGTTCATACGAGAGTACCGCTCGTCCGTCCGGCTTGCCCTTTATCGTCTGACCACGCATATCCGGGATAACACCAGAGGGATACGCTACAGCAAGCAATGGATATGCAGATTTATCAAATGACTGCCCCTGCATTAAGGCGTAAGCGGGCGGGGCGATGTCAGATGGCCACGGAATCGGCGCGCCGACAGGAAAAGCATCATCGGGTGTCCACGTCGTCCATGGCTGCGTGGAATATTTGCTCCGCGAATAACTTCGCGAACCGCTGTACACGCGATAAACCTGCGTTATCCCTGCGCTTCTTAAAACCATCAGGGAACCGGCATTATTTTCCGGGTAATGCAGAGCAGCACTGGTATTGGCATTTGCGGGCTGAAAATACAGACCCGGCGTCTGGTAATTATCCAGATCCTGACCCGGACCAATTTCAACACACTGACCGTCAAAAATATCCTGTGAGGTGACACTGATATCACCGGCCAGCGAATGTCCGTTAACTTTTCGCTCAGACGGGACGCGACCATTCGCATTATCATTCACCGCCTTAACCGCTTTCGGTGTCGCGGCGAGGGTCTCAGATGTGCTGTCGGTGGCGCTGCTCAGTTTCACCAGACCTTTCTGCGCCGTGCTCGCGTCCTGAGCCGTATATTTACCATTAGCAAGGTCATACGCCGTCTTAACCGCTTTCGGCGTCGCGGCGAGCGCCTCAGACACGCTGTCGGTGGCGCTACTGAGCTGCACCAGACCTTTCTGCGCCGTGGTCGCGTCCTGAGCCGTATATTTACCACTGGCGAGGTCATACGCCGCCTTAACCGTTTTCGGCGTCGCTGCGAGGCTCTCAGACGTGCTGTCGGTGGCGCTACTGAGTTGCACAAAGCCTTTTTCTTTCAGCGTGGCGTCAGGATGCCTGCGGGACTGCTCATGCTCAGCGAGTTTGTCGTCAACATAATCCTGCGTCGCCATGACCGTTGTCGCGTCAATGGACAGCTCCACTGAGGCGATACTGCTGACAATAATCACCATGCGACAGGTCTGCGCACGCCCCGAGCCCTCCGCCAGCTCCGGCTTGTAGCTCTCCGCCATATTGGCAACGGCTATCAGCGTGCCTGCGTCATCATACAGACCCAGCTCACGCATCCAGAAGCCGCCCACCTCGGGAGGAATGACCAGCTCCGCAACGATATAGTTTTTATTTTTGTTATCCTGGCTGATTTTATTCAGCGCATGACGCCAGACTTCATTGATGAGCTTTACCTGCCCGACGTTCGGCTCCGGCAGTGCGCCGCCGCCATCACCGACGGCCATCGCGGTAAGGTTCACTTTTTTACCACCCGGCACCGTCGCCGCCGCCAGTTTTGCAGCTCCGGCAGTGGTAATGATTGTTTTAAATTTCGTGCTCATTATTCCTCACTCATCCGGGATAAACCGTAATAATGTCGCCGTCATACACCACACCACCGACAAACATATGACCGGGAATGTCTTGGATAATATTCAGACCAATCAGATGACGGCTGGCAGGCTTCGCATCCGCAATCAGGCGCTCCATTTCAAAATACATTTCCTCAGTGATACCGCTTTCCAGCACACCGATATCAAGCCGGAATGTGCCGGGCGGGTCGCTGGTCTCCCACCATTCCGTGACGTTGATGACATAGCCGAGCGGCTCCACCACCCGACGAACAGCGCCGATAGTGCCTTTGTGGCAGTGAATAAAGTACGCATCACGGATGACGGCGCGCTTCGTTTCTTCCGGCCAGTTCTCATCCCAGCGGTCGACAGAAAACGCCCACGCCAGCCACGGCAGCAAATTTGCCGGGCAGGTGTCAGGGCTCCACAGACGACGCAGCGGGACGGGGGTGTTTTCGATATCCGCGCAGGCACGCGCCGCCGCCACCTCAAGCGATGACGAGCCCACCGGCAGCAGACGGGTATCACTCATCCGAGCCCCCGATCACAATGCTGTAATCAGTGCAAAATGACGCCTGCGCACTGCTGAGCACGAGGTCAGCCACCGGCGCGGCCAGCTCCACACGCTGGACACCCTCGACATGCAGCGCGGCATAAATGGCAGACAGGCGAATGTCACGCCCGAGGCGGTGCTGCGCACTGATATAGCCCTCCAGCTTTTTCACGGCGGCGGCGCGAATGGGTTCGCTTTCCGGACCGGGATAGAGATAAAGCGAGGCGGTTATCTGGTAGTCAACAATGTCGGCTGACTGTACCGTCACACGGTCGGCGACCGGTCTGACATCTTCGGCATTCAGCGCGTTACGCACCACGGCGAGCAGCTCATCAGACGCGACGCCGTTGTTTTCACGCGACAGCACAGAAATTGTCACACAGGCGGGCGACGGGCTGGTCACTGAGATATCTGCGACCCGCCCGTCAGCGCTGCGACCATGGAACTGATAAGCGCCGCCAGACCCGGCCACGCTCATTCCTTCAAACGCCTGCTGAATGCGCAGACGGTAATCGGTATCCGATTCCATAACCGCAGGTGTGGGCGGCAGCGTGGTCTCATCGGCAGGCGTGATAACAAGACGCCCGACGCTGAAATTTGCGCCGATATTATCGAGGTCAGTACCGGCGGCATACGCAAGCATGACCGCGCGCGCCGATTCATTCACGCGCTGACGCCAGATAACCTCCCGGTAAGCGTTCTCCTGCAGCAGCTTAACAACCGGCTCAGATTCAAGCGTCAGCGTGCGCGCGACCGCCTCCTGCTGTTCCTCGGGATACAGTGAGACAAGCGTCGCCTTTCGCTCTGCCAGAATGGTTTCATAATCCAGCTCATCCACCACATCAGGCGCAGCGAGCAGGCTCAGATCAACAATAGCCATAGTGTTTAACTCAGTGGAATGGTGATAGAAAAGGGCTGGCCTGACGTCGACCGCGTGCCGGTGATATCGACATACATCGCGCCGTCATTCTCCCCGCGTTCAAAGGTGATGGTCGTCAGGCTGACGCGTGGCTCCCACTTCTGGATCGCTGAATAGCACGCGGCCATAATCTGCAGGCGCAGTGCCGGGGTCTGCGGCTGGTCAATCAGTGCCGACAGCAGCGAGCCGTATTCACGGCGCATGACGCGCGAGCCCACCGGCGTGACCAGAATATCGCGCACACTCTGCCTGATATGCTCAACCTCAGAAATACTGAGCCCGGTCTGGCTGTTCATACCCAGATAACTCACTGTCATTTTGTCCCCTGCGTCCAGTTGTCACCGGCTTTAACGCCGCCGTGGCCGTGGTCATCCACCTGTACGCCGTTGGATTTAAACGTGCCGCCGCCGTGCTCGATGTCGCCGCTCATCTTCCCGCCTTTCTGCACCTCAAGCGTGACCGTGGTCAGTTTGTTGGTGCAGACCACCTCGGGGGTATCGAGCGTGATGCGGGTGGACGCTTTGACCAGTACCAGCGGCACCGTTGCGGTAATGGCGTCCGACGCGGTGACGTCAGCGGTTTTGATGCCACTCACCGTGAGTGACCCGCTTTCGGGTTCGTACTCGATAACCGCCCCGTCAGGAAAGGAAACGTGAAAGGCATCAGGCGAGGCCGACGGCGCGGGATGGTCATCAGAGAAAATACCGGGCAGCACAAAGGCGGTATCGAGCTCGCCACCAATGGCAAGAATGAGCACCTGCTCGCCAACCGAGGGAGCCCACCAGACCCGCGAGCGACCGGCGCGGCAGGTCAGCCAGTTTAACCAGGTGGTTTGCATGCCTCCGGTCTGGACACGACAGAGCCCCTCATCGGCATTGACTTCGGTCACAATGCCGGTGCGGATAAGGTTACGGATCGCGCGGGCGATATCCTGAATGGAATTTAACGTATTCATGGGGAAAGGATGCCGCCGAGGAAGGTCGGCGGCAATCGGGTAAGGTTTTATAGGCGATGGAACAACATCAAGAAATTAAGCGATTCTATTGAAAAGGTCGCAGCCATTTCAAAACATTTGTATTTGGCTCAGTGTTACGTATTACGCTACGTTTAAATTACTTCTCTATTTTCCTGTTCTCTAGCTTGCCTATCCGTACGGCAAGCAACCAAAGCATCGTTGCATGCTTCAAAATCGAGAAAATGTCCTTGCGCAAACTCAGAAGTAAGCAACGATATCAGTTTTAAGTATTTGCGAACAAGGCGAGTCGTACTGAGCAAATTTTCAATAAGTAGTGCTAACCTTTTTTCACTGGTATCACCCTCTAGAGTAAGCATTGCGGACCGACAGCAAAAATTAAAAATATGTTCAGCATACCCCTCATACTGTGGATTGAGTGCACGCCCCCCTGAAAGAATTGTCTTATCAATACAAGCTAATACTGTCACATTTCTTACAATTGTAGTTAGAAACTCGAGAGGAGCTCCTGTAGCCTTAATAATTCCGCCGTATTTTTCCATAAACTTAAATACAAGATAAGCATCTGAGTTATTAGATGAAACACTCATCTCTAATATATCACTATATAAAATCGGTACTGGAGTGCCTGAAGTTAGACTAATTTGAATGCTCTTTTTCCTTTCAGGAAGAGTCAAGGAATATAGAACCTTCATAATTAAAGAATTCATATTTGCAACAGGAAAACCTGAGCGGTAAATCAATTCACACATTAAATGATCAATACAAAGCAATGGAATGTTATTTGCCACAGATAATTGAAAAGCAGAATACATAGATTCATCTACCATATCCCTTATTTTCACTAACAACTCAGGTGTATCAACAGGTTTCATTGCTTCTACCGTCACGTGTTCAAGTAAAACTTGAAGCTCATGGATCAGCTCAATGGAGTTTTCTCTTATATCCTTTGAGGTCACTCTATAAATACCTTTATCGGTAACACCTATGGATAAGTAATCTTCTCTAAGGATATTTTCTACCCATCCCTCTAAAATATCCTTTGTATATTGACTCACTACTATTGCTACATCCAAGTTAGCAACAGATGAAGAAAAACCCATCAATGATAAATAAATCGCAGTATAAACATCAATGATCACTTTTTCTGGATTTTCTTCTCCATCATTGAACAATGCCAAATATTTAGCAGAAGCAAGTGCCGTCAAGTTATTCAAAGCACCTCTGACGGGATCTGAAGGAGAAGTAAACTTTCCTCTAATAGTAAGAGGAACTGTAGGACCGTGAACTAAAGCATCTATTTCTTTATCTTGCGAGTCGTAATGCCTTATAATACTTTCAAAATAAGGAATAAAGTCTTCTTCATTCGAAGGTAGCGAAAACTGTCTAAATGCATCAGTGCCATCGTTGCTTTTGCTGCGCAGTTCTACTGCTAATCTAATCGCTGCAACATAAGGAGGTAGACGTTCAAGCATAGTATAGCCTTTACAACTTTCCCCTTGTTGCATATTCTCAAGTATCTTGCCCAGAGGAGAATCTATATTCAATAAGTGCGGATGATTTGCATCAACGTCACGAACAAGAATTCGAGTAAAAGTTTCAAATCCGTCAGAATATATAACACCATCTCCACACTTCAAGGGAGTATAAGGATTACTATGATCATCTGGACGTTTTATTAGTGTATTGGTATGAATTTGAGTAAATGGTTTTGCAACCTTAGTTGGGTTTTGTACAAACCAATCAACAAGAATTCTTTCAGCAAGACTTATATCAACATGAGTAGCTATTTCATTAACCAGTGCTACACTTGACTCATGAAAGTTGGACAAAATTGCCACTGGTATTTCAAAAACAATTTCCCTTAGTGCATCAACATTAGCTCCGTTCTTTCTTGAAGTACGCAGCAGAAGGTACCATGGATAAGGATTATTTGGATAAATATCTATTGCGGATCTAATCAAATTAATTGATAGCTCATTCTTATCCATTCTCTCAAAAATCTCAGCCTCCCTTATGTAAATTAATTGCGTTTTATCCTTAGGTTGAAGATGTTTTATTTTCGAGAGAAATAAGTCAAATTTCTCGCTAAGAAATAACGCATTTAAATAGCACTCAAACGTTGGCGAGACCCAAGCATCATCTGAAAGGAAAGGGGAAAGGTAAGTCACAGCACTTAATGGCAAGTTAAGCTGTATAAATCTTTCGCACAGTTTTAATATACTAGAAGGATTTATTTGCTTAAATCTATCAGAATCTTCCTCTAAAAACTCTTGCGCTTTCTCTTCTAATTTTTGTACTTCATACCTATTAGCACTTGAACATACTAACGCACTAAGATACAGATCAAAAAATCCATTTAAATATTCATCACCAGTACGAATAACGCCTCCCTGATTAATCCATTTGTGTACATCTCTAATCTTTACATAATTATGTTCAAGAGCATAATCCAGATGTGCAAACTGATCCAAATCCAGGGAATTAGATGACAATTCAAAATTTTTATTTGGAATTAATAATTTCGTATCTATCTGCTCAAGAATATCAGCAGTTGCTGGAGACATTTTTCTTATTTCATTGACGTATGCTTTTCCCAAATCAATAAGCCGACCATCCATGAAACATGTAACATGCATTAAGTTAGTTAATATTGCGATTTGCCTACTGGTACTTCTATCGCTATTATCTTCCAAGAATTTATCGATTAGTCGATCGACATTTTCTTTTTCTTGCTTGCCAAATGAAATATATTGCTTATGTAGGTTGCGTTCAATAACCAAGCAACTTTCCGTATAAAGCAAAAGTGCTTTAGAGTTGCTTGATGGAAAGTACTTATCTAATAAATGAGAAAATTCAAAGGAAAGTTCACAGTCTTCTACTCTTATGGCCCCTCGAATAAGCCCAGTTATTTCCTGCTCAGAGAGTTCATAAGCGATTGAATCTTTGTAATTAGCTAGCAACTCTTCTTTCGAAGCTAGACGCTCAAAAAAAATTTCTTTAATATACTTCCCATCAGCATTAGAAGTTAAGTATCTTTCCCGCGCTAAATCCTCATCATTTCTAGATTCAAAATCGATTAGAATAGATGTCACAACCTCCCGAATTTCCTTAGAGAGACTTTTATACTGCAATAAATTAACTAGATCATTTTTCGATGATGGCGTATAACCTTTAACTAAATCAAGTTTTATATTTAAAGATTTTAACAAGAGAGACACATCATATTCTAATGAGCTTATATTATTAAGCACATCGAGCTTTTCTCGTGCCTTAACTAAGTCTCTATAACAAATATCATGCATGATATCATCTATTACAGCTATCAAATCCCGAGATTGAATATTACGAATTATATATTCGTATTTATTCCCTGCGACATTATCACCTGAACCATTGTGCTCTTGATTTACCATCATCTTTATTTCTACTTATTGTGAATAATTTTATTACCAACAACATTATCACCCGAACCGCTATGGTTCTGAGTAACAGTACCAATATTATTTTGACAAGGCTGTATCAAACTTAAAACCCCTTGTATATCAGATGATTCATTGAGCTTTCGTTCAATTACATTTTCACTAAAATCCTCAAGATTGAGATCATTTATTTTGTTAGATAATTTATCCAGCAAAGAATCATCAATAACCCATCGCTGTAGTTTCTCTTTTAAAAACTCTGCAGTAATGCCCACACCATGTTTGAACCCATCATAGATTATTCCTGAAAGCAAAGTGCTTGTAACAAAATCCATATCTCACCATAAAATTAATTGATTAATACGACAATAGTCACCCCTAGTAACTACAACTTTCCAAGTTACCCAGTTCCATAGGATACCTTTAAATCCTTCATCTTCACTAACAGTACTGGAGTATCGGTCATTTTAACATAATCTACTACACCTCAGATCTCAATTTACCTTGATACCTCTTATAAATCCCAAGGTCAATCGTTTCGTTTTACCCAGGGCTCTATGCTGTAAAACAGTCGCTTGACCACATGCAGGTTATTGCCTATCTAAATCAACCACAATTTAGATGGTTAACAATTAGCTTATCAATTATCTTTTTATCTTCCCCACAATATCCGAGTAACTTGCGCTCTGGATATTGTATATCCTGGCTGTGTGGGTTTGCCCTGTCTTTAAGGCCATACTGATGAATCCGAGCGATGCGTTGTACTTTGCCAGTAAACTCCACCACAGCAGTAGCATTGCGGCCACTAGCTTTCATGTAGCGACTCGTTCGCAGCTTCTGAAACATCGCCCGTTTTATTCGCCCTTTTTTCGCCCTGAGCGGTTGGCGTTTTCTGGCCTGATAAGGTGAGCCGTCAGGCGCTTTTTGCTGTTTGATGCGTTGCTGTTGCGATCTGCGCAGCTCCTTCGCTATCTCCGCAGCCAGCTTACGTCGCGAAGCCGGTGACAATGCCCCGATAAGCCCCGCAAGTTTGTCATCAAAAGGTTTAAATTCATTCATCCCACTTACTCACCAGCTCACCATTGATATAAAGCTCAGTCGGTCGTGTAACAGGCTCCGGCGGTGGCGGCTCCGGGGCATAGCTGACGTGTAACGCGCCATTTTCCTCTCGGACAAGAGTGCGCTCCGTCAGTTGCAGGCTGATACTGATATCAACATTATCCCCGTCATTTAAATCCATCTGGAATCGATAACCCTTTTTGCGCCCCTCATCGAGCGTGCAGATATCCGGCTGATTTTCTCGCAACCATGCAGCCACCGGCACAAAAATCAGGTCGGGGTCGCCTACAAAATCACACACGATCACATTCAGCGTGTATTTCTTTTCATGGGACAGCGAAGCAGCGAGACGCGCATCGATATTCCCCTCATCGGCAAAGATACGCATCATCTCGGGGTTATTCAGGAGCTGCGGGACGGCGTCATTCAGCGCTTTGCGCAGGCTTTTCATTTTCTGCATCGATTTTATCCTGACAGTCTTTGATGGTTTCGACCTTAATCGCGCAGGCGGTGAGCGCGTGCTCAAGCCTGCGAATATCTGCACTCAAATCACCGTTATTGACGGGGTCGCTTCCCGGCATCGGGCAGAGGCTCACCTTCGGGCAGGCGTTATAAACAACGGGCAGCGGAGGCGCAGCCTGTTCGGATGTGCAACCGGCGCACAGCATCAGGCAGCTTATCGCTGTACCAGCGGCGTAACGTCTCGTTTTCATTCATCAGCCTCGTTATGGTTTCTTCCCGCTTAACCGCCTGCTCACCGGCAACGGCCAGCTTATCGCCGAGCCTGACCTGCGCATCCTCATTCGCCCTGGCGATTCGCTGCGATAAGGCAAGCTGATTTTTCAGCATGCCTATCGTCATCTTTTGCTCGCTGGCGACGCGGTTCGCTTTCTCAAATGACCGGGATAAGTTCGCGTTATCGTGGCGCAGCCACAGCACCACGGCGAGCAACCCGGCCAGCAGAATTATCAGCACTTTCATTGCATCCCCTTTACGCAGTAAGCCCTTTCCCGCGCGCGGCGGTTCTCCAGCCCTTTATTTTTTGTACCATTGACATACACCCAGCGGGTGAGCTGGTCGCACGCCTGCCACCACTGGTGACGTTTGATATACGAGACCAGCGTCGACCGGCAGGCCGCACCGGTTCCGACGTTAAACGCAAAACTGACCAGCGAGTCATAGACGCGCGGTGGCATATCCACCGGCACACAGACCGCGAGCCGTTGCTCGACGTTGAGCACATCCGCGACGAGGTTTTGCGCCGCGCGCTGTTCGGTAATATCCCCTTTCGGGACCACCCCGGCAGTGTGGCCGATGCCCGACGTCCACACTCCCGCGCTGCACTGGTAAGGTGTCAGGCGACATCCTTCGAGGTCGGCAATCAGTGCCAGCCCCTCGGGCGAGGTGTTAAGCAGACGAAAGTCAGGCATCAGCGCGGCCAGCGCCAGCACTGCGGCCACACTGCAGCGTTTAATGATTGAGCTCACGGGCAGCCCCCTTATCGGGTCCGAGTGAGGTCAGGTAGCGGTAGGTTTTGCGCTTAAACCAGTAATTCGTCAGCGCGGTAAAAATGGCGCAGGCACTCCCCACATAGAGCGCCAGCTTTTCGGGGGACATCGCCCCGAAATACGCCAGCCCCACGGCCAGCCAGTAAGCGATAAACGTCGTGATTTTTTCCACACTCAGTCCCATAAATTCACCGTCTCGGTTTTCGGGGCGCTGTCAGTTTCGGGCAGTTCTATTGCCGTGCCGTGCGGCAGAATAACGCCCAGCTCCGACAGCCCCGGATTCGCCTGCATCACCGTTTCAACGACGCCCTCAGTGCGCCCGTAATACCGGGCGCAAATCGCATCGAGGGTGTCGCCCTGCATAGCCCTGACCTTCATCAGATTTGGCCGACAATACAGCGCGGCTTGTCCTGAATACGCGCCACAGACCAGCGCATATCCCGCCACAGCTCATCGATAACCGCCTCGGTGCTTTCCGCCTTACGGTCGCCTTTCGCCGTCGCATCGATGCCGCGATAGCGCTCAAACAGCGTGGCACTGGTCATGGCGCAGACGGCGCGGAAATAATGGAAACAGCGCACGCTTTCGCCATCGATATCATCGGCTGGCACATCGGCCAGCGTGTTATGCCCTGCGGCCATCTGCTCAACCCGCCACAGGGCAAGCTCCGCATTGGTTTCAGCCATACCGGCTTTAATCGCATCATTCAGGCGCAGCGCGGAAACGGTCTGCTCCAGACGCATCAGCTCACGCACACGCTTCGGATCCACATCAGGGAAAAAGAAGGTATTTTTTATTACCGGCTCGCTCACGCCCGGTGGTGGAATGACCACGCCCGGCACGTCCTGCGGCTCTTTTTTTGGCTCAATAATCACTGTCGTCATGACAACCTCGGGTAATGGGTGGGCGGTGGACGCCGGTCGCAGTCAGGGCAATCAATACCCGCATTGACCGGCGTGCCGCCCGGCTCGGGGAGCGCTCTGTTAACCTGCGGCTTTTGCCGCTTTCGGGGGACGCCCGCGGCGTGCCGCCGGTTTGGCGGCAGGTTTGCGCGTGCGCGGTTTATTCTGTTTGGGTGCGGGTTCTGTTTTGGGTTTCAGCGCACGCTCGAGCTGTTCAATATCTTTTTTCACACCGACAGTTCGCTCTAACTGGATCGCACGCTGCAGGTGCGCCAGCGCGTCAGTCAGACGGCCAGCCTCACGCAGCACGTAGCCGGTAATTTTGTGCAGCTTCGCGCGCACGATATCCGGCATGTCTGCCCGTTCGGTCAGTGCGATGGTATCGAGCAGGAGCGACAGCCCGACAGGCTGTTTCGCATCAAGCAGGCGCTGCGCTGACAGGGCGACCTCTTCGGCCAGCAGATACGGCGTGGTGCGTCGGTGGCCGCCGGTCGGCATGGTCAGGCCATAGGTCATCGCATAGCGGGCAATCTCCAGCGCACCGGCGATGTCATCCGCATCGAGACGCCACAGCATGACGGTCATGACAATGTCATCCTGCGCCCCTTTTCCGGCGCTGAGGACACCGGACACCCACGGCAGATAGAACGGCAGCAGCTCACGCTTTTTGTCTGCCTTGCGTTCATTGGAGCGGATTTGTTTTAACGTGCGACAGTCTGCGGCCAGCTTGACGAGCATCTGCTCATAGGCAGTTGCATTGCGCAGCGGAGCAGCAGCCCGCCGCGCAGTTTCAGAGGCCGAGACCCGCATCATGTGACGCGCTGCGGGACTCGTCATGGCTTATTCCCCGCTTTCCGGTGCAGCAGGTGCCGTGAAGTCGCCGAGTTTGATGTTTTCAATCAGGCAACCGGCGGCGTAAGCCTCGACCACATAGTCAATATTCATCGACTCGTAGTTTTCGACGCGGTCTTTCTTCGGCTCCTCGATGATGGCGCGGCGGTGTGCGTCATCCATGAAGTAAATCGACAGGTTATCGAGACGCGTCACCATCAGGGCATTCGCCGGGAAGTACGGCACACGCACAGCAGGCAGGTTGCCGATACGCTTCTGGCTGATGATGATGTCAGCGGCCAGCGTTTCGCTGTTTTCCTGCGCCTTGTTAACCAGCGGGAAATATTTATCTGCCATCAGCTTACGGCCAGTGATAACGACGAGCTCCGGGTCATCCTGATAAATCTCATCAATCAGGTTGGTGGTCGAATCCATCACCAGCGCATCGAGGTTTTCATAGTCACCGTTTTTACCCACGCGGATCACATCGGAAATGACCTTGCCGTCAACATCGGTGACGTTGGACATCACACGCGCGGCAGCTTCATTGCGGTATTTCTGCAGCCATCCCACCGCGACATCCTGCAGCATCGGGTTCGTTTTGCGGTTGGATGTCTCCGCGCGGGTGATACCGTTGAAACCGGCCATGATGAAATCGAGCGACTGACGCTTGATAATCGCGTCACGGATACGGGTCTGAAAGTCCTGGAAACGCGCCCACAGGTCGAGCTGTTTGTAACGAATATGGAAATCAAAGTTGATTTGTGCGCATTCGTATTTGTTGGATTCGAGCGCAGTGAAATCAGCGGTCTTACGCTCGTCATCGGCGGCGGTGTCCGTGGTGCTCGCAATCGTACCGTTGACACCAACCCCGACCTTTTCGCCTTTAAGTTCGTCGACCGGCACGATATTGATTTTGGTCAGAAACGCGGATGACGCCTGCAGGGTGGTCATCAGGGTCTGCGTTACGGACGGCTCAACGGTGAATTTTTTCGCCACATCATCGGTGTCGACGCCGTTCAGCTCCGCCACGCGGGACAGGTAGGCATTGAATTTAAAGCGGGTATCTTTACGCATTGTTATTCCTGTTTTTCTAAAAAGGGGCATCAGGCCGGGTGACGCGCACCCGGCAGGTCTGTCAGCAGTTGGTCAGCAGCTCGTCACCGGTCCCGCCTTTCGATTTCTCGCGGCGCGGCTGGCGATAGCTTTCGGTGTTATCGAGGGAGCTTTTCAGGGCGTTAAGCGCCTGCGCGCTCTGCGTGGTCTGGCTGGTCACGTCCTGCTTTAACTGTGCAAAGGCGGTTTCCAGCTCAGTGACGCGCGTTTCGGTGGCGGTCAGGTTGGTCTGTACCAGCTCAGAGACGGCGGTCACTGCCTCATGCACATCAGCAAGACGGGCGTCATCGCTGACCTGTTTGCGGCTGAAAATCGATTTGACCTTGTCGGTCAGGCTGTTAAGCATGGTCTCGGGAACATCCTCGAATTCCAGCTCAGCAAGGGAGGCCACCGAGAAGAGGTCGCCCGGCTGGTCTTTTTTACCGGCAAGCGGGTTTTGCGCAGCACGGCTGCAGAATTCAAGATATTCGGTGCCGAGGCTTGCCGGGTCATCGGTCACAGCGAGGCCAATCAGGTAACATTTACCGGTGTTTGAGAAATTCGGGCGAATTTCCATGGAGGTGTAAACCTTCTGACCGGCACGCACCATGCTCACCAGTTCATCAAGCGGGGCAATCCTGGCAAACAGTGCCTTTTTGCCGTTCAGCGCAGAGTCATCACTGATGATTTCCGCTTTCACTTCTGTCACGTCGCCGTAGCGTTTAAACGGACCGTCAGGCCAGAGGCTTTTGATGTGTTCGAGGTTAATACGGCAACCGTAGACGCGCGGGTCAAAAGTATCCGCCATGTCCTGAATGTCATCACCGTTGATGACACGGCCATCGCAGGTGTCACCCTCGACGCCGATGCGAAACCATTTAGAAACTTTCTTTGCCATTGTTCAGGTGTCCTGATGTTGGGTTTTCGGTTCGGGTGTAGTTTCCCGACTCCGCCCCGCATCAGCCACCGCTTGCAGACGTGTCCCCCCTGACACAACAGGGGGTTAGCGATAATGCCCCGCTATTTCCTTAGCCTTGCCCCGTATTCACTGACACGAGGCAACCATGACCATTTCAACTGACCTCTCCCTTTTGCACGACCCGCGACGACAGGCGCGCCTGCTGTTCTGGCAGGGGTTTTCCGTGCCACAAATCGCCGACACGCTGCAGGTCAAGCGCCCGACCGTGCAGAGCTGGAAACAACGTGACGGCTGGGAGGAAACCGCCCCGCTTAACCGCGTGGAATCCACGCTCGAGGCGCGCCTGATTCAGCTTTATGCAAAGCCTGACCTGACGCCGCATGATTTTAAGGTCGCTGATTTTCTGTCACGCCAGATGGAACGACTCGCGCGCGTCAGCCGCTACGGCCAGACCGGAAACGAGGCAGATTTAAACCCCAATATTGCCAGCCGCAACAAAGGCGACCGCCGCAAGCCAAAACGGAATTTTTTCAGTGATGAGGCCATCGAAAAGCTCGAAGAGATTTTCTTTACTCAGTCATTCGAATATCAGCGCCACTGGCACAAAGCCGGTATCGCGCACCGTATTCGCCACATCCTTAAATCGCGCCAGATTGGCGCCACGTTTTACTTTGCCCGCGAGTCACTGCTGCGCGCCCTGAAAACCGGGCAAAACCAGATATTTTTGTCGGCCAGTAAGACGCAGGCTTATGTGTTTCGAAAGTACATCATCGCCTTTGCGCGCATGGTCGAGGTCGACCTATCAGGCGACCCGATTGTCATCGGCAACAATGGCGCAGAGCTGATTTTTCTCGGGACCAATTCCAACACGGCGCAGAGTCATAACGGCGACCTGTATGTCGATGAAATCTTCTGGATCCCCAACTTTCAGAAACTGCGCAAAGTCGCCTCGGGGATGGCGTCACAGTCCCACCTGCGCACCACCTATTTTTCAACGCCCTCGACGCTGGCACATGGCGCGTATCCGTTCTGGTCAGGTGAGCTGTTTAACCGGGGACGCAGCAGCGCCGCCGAACATGTCGACATCGATATCAGTCATAAGGCGCTGGCTGGGGGCGTGCTGTGCCCGGACGGCCAGTGGCGGCAGATTGTCACCATCGAGGACGCGCTCGCCGGGGGATGCACGCTGTTTAATCTGGATCAGCTGAAACAGGAAAACAGCGCCGACGATTTCCGCAACCTCTTCATGTGTGAGTTTGTCGACGACAAGGCATCGGTATTCCCGTTCGAGGAGCTGCAGCGCTGCATGGTCGATGCGATGGAAGAATGGGAGGACTTTGAGCCGTTTTCTGACCGTCCGTTTAACTGGCGTCCGGTGTGGATTGGCTATGACCCGTCACATACCGGCGACAGCGCAGGCTGCGCGGTACTGGCTCCGCCACTGGTTGCCGGTGGCAAGTTCCGCATCCTTGAGCGTCACCAGTGGAAAGGCATGGATTTTGCGACGCAGGCCGAGGCCATCCGCGGGCTGACCGAAAAATACTGCGTCGAGTATATCGGCATCGATGCGACCGGCATCGGCCAGGGGGTTTACCAGCTCGTGCGCTCGTTCTTCCCGGCGGCGCGCGCCATTCGCTACACGCCGGAAATGAAAACCGCGATGGTACTGAAAGCAAAAGACACCATCAGACGCGGGTGTCTGGAATACGACGCCGGGGCAACCGACATCACACAGTCATTTATGGCTATCCGAAAAACCATGACCAGCAGCGGGCGCAGCTCCACCTATGAGGCCAGCCGCAGTGAAGAAGCCAGCCACGCGGATATCGCATGGGCAACCATGCACGCCCTGTTAAACGAGCCGCTTTCCGCTGGTAGCGGTATGCATTCAACGTCAATTCTGGATATTAACTGACATGAAAAAACAACAGAAGAAACCCGCCACAACGACCGCCAGCGCACCGCAAAAAATGGAGGCATTCACCTTTGGCGAGCCCTCCGCCGTTCTGGATCGCCGC